AGCATTTTGGATGGATTTTGTAAATAAAAAATCACCATCTAAGTTAGATAATAGAACTCTAATGGGATTGGTTAAGAGATGGGCATTCTATGATAAATCATTTAGATTAGATAAAAAGAATTTCGAAGATGTTAAAACATTAGAATGGGCAAAGGGGATTGATAAGAATGACCATGCTAAGATGGCTAAAGATAACATTAGGCCATTTGAAGATATCTTCTTAGGTATCGGAGCAGATATACTTTCATTTATGAGTTCAGTACTCGCTGCTAACCCTAAAAAAGCAGTTAGGGATATGAAAAAGCAGTTAGATAAAACTATCAAAGATGTTAGAAAGAGTGGGGATGTAAAAAAGATAGCTAAACTTAAAATGGAACTACAACGATTAAAGGCAATTGGTGGAACTGATAAGATTGTACCTAATGAGGGAATTGTATTTGTTTACAATGGTAAGACATTTAAGTTAACTGGTACATTTGCACCACTTAATCAGATTCTCGGTTTATTTTACGAATAGTAAAAAATCCAATACTTATATATATGAATATATAAGTTACAAACTATGGCTGAGAAAAAATTTAAGAAAAAGTTCATGCACCCAACTCGTAGGAAGTTGGTAAATATGATTGAAACTGGTGAATATCAAAAAGATACTCAAGTTTCACTATCTGGTATTAAGGAAGTTACCAAAAGAAACATTGGTGATATTTGGGAAGAGAGTGGTACTGTTTATGAACAAAAATCATATGGTAAAGTAAAGCAATCAAAATTATCAAACGAACTTTTTAAGGTTAGAAAGTATTTAGAAGAACAATCCAAGTGTAAAGCAGATGATTGTCAAACTGAGATGTACTCAACATCAGATAAAAAATTAATAAGTAAAACTACCTTTTGTGGAGTTTGTTTAGCTAAAAAAGAACAACAAATTAAGTTAGATGGATTGTGGAAAGAATATGAAGAATATAAGATATATTCTAATATGGCTGCATATGGTACTGATACAATGGAAAAGTGGAATCAAGCATTACACGAAGTTTCCAATATTCACGAATACATTAACGATGATGGTTCAGTTGAAAAGTGGGCATCTAATGAAGATGTACAAACATTAAGAACTCAGATTGAAACTGATATCGAAAATGGTAAAAAAGAACTTACTGAAGTTATAGAGAAAAGAAATTCAGCCTATATGAAATTAAAACCTATGAACTATGAATTGGTTAAAGAAATTTGATTTAAAAACAATATTAATAATGGTACTATGTGTAGTATTATTAATTAGAAGTTGTGGTGGTGATGAAGTAGATGAAGCAAAAGAGATAATAGAAGTAGATGGTACGGATTATGAATTGTTAGAACAAAAAGTTGATACCATATATGTAGAAAGAGAAGTTAAAGTAACAAAGTATGTACCAAAGTACATCACAAAAGAAGTAATTAAGGAAGTAGAGATACCAGTAGATGTAGATTCACTTGCTATTATAAAGGATTACTTTGCAAAAATAACAGTTAAAGATACATTAAGTCTAACATATGACTTTCCAAATGTAGTTACTGATTCATTAGGTAATAAACCAAGTGGAGATTTGGGATTCGGTATCTTAACTGATATTATTTCACAAAACTCAATCCAATCAAGAGAAATAGATTGGTTCTTTAAAATCCCAACAGTTTATAATACAACAATTGTAAAAGAATTACCAAAGAATGAATTCTATTGGGGTATTAATGGTGGATTCAATAAAACCGATGTTATTAGTAATGTTGGTGGTGGGTTAATCCTAAAAAGTAAAAAGAATAATTTATATCAATTAGGTTTAGGTATTCAGAATAATTCTAACACCTCACAATTAGCACCATTTGTTAGTGCTGGTATGTATTGGAAAATAGGAAAAAAGAAATAATTTGGCTAATAAAAAACAATCATTAAAGCAGATAATAGCATCAGAGTATCGGAAATGTGCGGCTGACCCTATTTACTTTATGCGAAAGTATTGTATGATACAGCATCCAGTAAGGGGGAAGATTCCTTTTCAATTATATCCATTTCAAGAAACTACATTGGTTGATTTTAAAAACCATAGATATAATGTTATTCTTAAATCAAGACAAACTGGTATATCAACTTTAACAGCTGGCTTCTCATTATGGAAGATGTTATTCAATGATGATTTTAATTGTTTAGTAATTGCAACAAAACAAGAAGTAGCAAAAAACCTAGTAACGAAGGTTAGGGTGATGAATCAATACTTACCATCTTGGTTAAAATTAACAACAGTAGAGGATAACAAACTATCTTTAAGATACTCAAATGGTTCTCAGATTAAAGCAACTTCAGCAGCTAGTGATGCTGGTCGTTCTGAAGCACTATCCCTTTTGGTATTTGATGAAGCAGCATTTATTGATAAAATTGAAGATATATGGGTATCTGCTCAATCTACATTATCAACGGGTGGTAATGCAATTATACTTTCTACTCCAAATGGTGTAGGTAATTTCTTTCATAAAACTTGGGTAGGTTCCGAAGATGGAACAAATGGATTTAATAATATTAGATTACATTGGAGTGTACATCCAGAAAGAGACCAAAGTTGGAGAGATGAACAAGGTGTTTTATTAGGACCAAAGGGTGCAGCGCAGGAATGTGATTGTGATTTTGTTTCTTCTGGTGATTCAGTTATTGACCCACAAGTACTTCAATTCTATAAAGAAACCTATGTACAAGAACCAATTGAGAAAACTGGATTTGATGGTAATTTATGGAAATGGCAATATGCAGATTATTCAAAAACATATATAGTAGTAGCGGATGTTTCGAGAGGAGATTCTTCGGATTACTCAGCGGCTCATGTAATTGATGTAGAGGCATCTGAACAAGTTGCAGAATATAGAGGTAAGTTAGATACAAAAGATTTTGGTAACTTCTTAGTAGCATTGGCAACTGAATATAACAACGCATTGTTGGTTATTGAAAACGCAAACATAGGTTGGGCAACTATTCAACAGGTGATTGATAGAAACTATCCTAATCTTTATTATATGAGTAAGGATTTAAAATATGTAGATATAGAACATCAACACTCAAATAGATACAGGTCACAAGATAAAAGTATGGTTGCTGGATTTTCAACTACTTCAAGAACTAGACCTTTGATTATTTCTAAATTGGAAGAGTATGTTCGGGAGAAATCAATTATAATACGTTCAGTTAGAACTATTGATGAATTATTCACATTTATATGGATGCATGGTAGAGCTGAAGCAATGAGGGGTTATAACGATGATTTAACAATGTCATTAGCTATTTCACTTTGGGTAAGGGATACTGCCTTGAGATTAAGACAAGAAGGTATCGATTTAACCAAAAAAGCAATAGATGGTATATCTTCACATACTTATAATGGAATATATGGTGGTAATGATGATAATGATAATCCTTGGCAGATGCAAATCGGTGATGAAATAGAGGATTTAACTAAATGGTTATAAATTAAAAGTTTTATATTTATATAGTATAGGTTAAATATGGTATTTAGAAATGAAGAATTACACTAACGAACTTTATAACGAATTTAAATTAAGTTTAAATGAAAGCATCACAGAATATGATGTTGAAAATTCTACTGATTTAAATGAGTTTATTAGCTTTCTAAAAACAATGAAAGAAAATATTAACGAAGCTGAATATCAGGGTAGAAAGGTAAAACTTAATAAACCAATGAGGGGTGATGTTAAAAAGTTTAAAGTGTATGTAAACAACCCAAAGGGAAATGTTGTAAAGGTAAATTTTGGACATGGTGGAACATCTGCTAAGAAAGCAGGTGAAAAGACAATGCAAATACAAAAAGATATTCCATCAAGAAAAAAGGCATTTAGAGCAAGACACAACTGTGATACTCCTGGCCCAAGAACTGGTGCTAGGTATTGGAGTTGTAAAGCATGGTAATAATTAGGATATATCAATTTTTTTTTGTATCTTAGTGAAGTTATAACATAAAGAAAGTATAAATGGCAGAACAAAACAATAGTTCATTTTTCGATAGATTAACGAAACTCTTTTCTACTCAAGCAATCGTAACGGTTGATAAGGATGGAAAGAGAAAAGTAGTTGATACCGATGATAGACAACAAGGTACTAATCTTATGAATTTAAGAGATAGGTACACAAAGCTACAAAGGTCTTTTTCTCAAGACAATATGGCAGCTCAATCAATGGCATACCATCAAGTTCGTAGAGAACTATTCAGAGATTATGATGCGATGGATAATGACCCAATTATCGCATCGGCATTAGATATATATGCAGATGAATCAACATTAAAAAATGAATTTGGTGATGTTGTACAAATTAAATCAAAAAACGAAAAAGTAAAAGAAATATTAGAAAATCTTTTTTATGATATTCTTAATATAGAATTTAACCTATGGTCTTGGACAAGAAATATGGTTAAGTACGGAGATTTCTTTTTACTACAAGAAATACAAGAAGGTGTTGGTATTATTAACGTAAGACCACTTCCAGTTTACGATACTGAAAGATTAGAGAATACTGATGAAAGAAATCCCAACTATGTTAAGTTTAAAGTAAACAATGACCCAAATGGTAAAGGTGATTATGAAAACTTTGAAATAGTACATTTCAGATTATTATCAGATACAAACTTCCTTCCTTATGGAAAGGCAATGATTGAAAATGGTAGAAGAATTTGGAAACAAGTTTCTCTTATGGAAGATGCTATGTTAATCCA